CCTATCGCCTAGGGTTTGCAAAACCCCAGACAAAACTTGCTCCCACTGGAGGGCACCGTTCAAGACGGAGTAGCAAGGGTTGTCAACCTGTCGTCCAAACAGGCCCAGGAAGCCAACCAGACTTTCCCAGTCGAAACCACGCGCAACGGCTTTCTCTTCCGGCCGTTTTCATGCCAAACATGGTGGTTGCCGCTATTGTTTAGGACCTTGCAAGTCCAACTCGAGTTAGGAGGGTCGTCAACACCCCAAAGTCACCAAAATGGAATGCACGTTAAACAACGCGACTTACAACCAAAAGATGACTCCTCTGCTATTTTGCAGCCCAAAGACAACGCTCAACGAGCGCTGTAAACTTTGGGCTGCCCCGCCTGAGCCGGTGTTCGATTAACCGGCGCAGGCCCTTGCTGCCTTGCAGCAGCCTTTTTTGCCTTTTTCTTCTGTTTTCTCTTCTTCCGACGAGCAACCAAAACATCACCTGCCTGAACACCGGCAGTGACAAGCGGCTTGATAACCTTGTTGCCGGGCATAACTGATATGACCGGATCCAAAGAATTCAAAGCCTGCTTAAGGACCCCCCACAATTTCCCGGTAGTATTGTAGTCCGCCGGATATGCGTCCTTCAACTCCCGAACCACCGAGAAATAGGTAGTCAACGCCACCGGATCGTAGGGTGGCGACAGCTTCAATTGAGGCGACAGTGTGGATGAAGGCGAGACTTGCATCTCGATACCACACCGAACAAAGAAACTGTAACTTGTTGTTGTAGCCAAGTTTCGGGCACTAATATGTGCCCAATTCCCGCTCAACGGTGGCGATGTAGCCTGGCTCACAAGATGGCCGGCTCCATCCAACCTTGTATTCACCAGATCATAGAAAGGGTAGACCTGCTCAGCAGCGTTCACCAAGTGGTAAACGCCACTGTAGGTAGCACCTTCCGTCAAACCCGGCAAAAACATCCCAATCGCTATCTCGTCGCGCTCACTCACCCAATCCTGGCACGTCTCGGTCAGTTTGAGAGGAACATAAGCCCCCTCACGCGACCGATTAAAATAGGCGTTGGGCATCGCCTGAGATCTCGTAAAATCGGGGCGATCCTCTTCAGTCCACTCACACACCGGTGGGACGGACTCAAGCGGACCCTGATACGCTCCTCTGCACCAAGAAAAATGGCGCACACGAGCGGCTACTGGGGGCTGTGCAACCACTATCGTTCCCTGGTTAGCCAAATCCGGGCCGTCCTGATAGACGGTTACCGACATGTAGGCCAACCTCCATCGTTGCGCAAGATTGCGCCACGACTGGTACTTGAGATCGTGCGTTGCACCGTCTATCTGCGAATTCAGCAAAGTCCCACGGACTAAGCCTACGGATGTCTGACGTGAATACGCCATGAAACACAACGGGTGTGGTATCAACGACGCATCAAAAGACCACGTACCAACTGCGTCTGCCTCTGGCGAAAGAGTAAACGTAGACTGGTAATTCATACACAACGACGGCAACGAACTCTGGTCAGGGACCCCTCTCACCTCCGTCATGGGATCTGACGGATGAAGGGCCTTTATGCACCAATCCCTACCTCCGGGGGTTGTGCCGAAGGTCGGATTTCCAACTGAGATGACATTCCGCAACGTCTGCGACATGACTCGAATTTAAACCCCCTCGCGAGTTCCCAGAGGGTTTTTCTAGAGAAGAGCAAACCACTTACGTTTGTTTCCTCCTCCCACTCCATGTATGCGTGGAGCAACCCCAGTTCACCAGTAGCTCTCCAGAGCCCTGTGACCTCAGGATTGTCCACACTCAGAAGATTTTTCCGGACTACTCGAGCCAACTCCTGTCGAAACATTTCTCTAGCGAGTTTGTACTTATCCACATCACCGAACCACAGAATTGCCAATGCAGCAAACTTCGCAAGTTTAAGCAGAGGTTTTCGTTCTGTTTTCTTCTTGTGGATATGCAACGAAGCGAAACTTCTGGGCGAATCAAGACAAAACAGTCTGAATTTACGGCCCTGGTAGTCTCTATAAGAGGTTCTAACCCCCACGAAGACCAACTGATCAACTGGGAGACTCTCAAAAGATTGAAACTCCAGGTAAACTCCAAGACTGTTGTAAGTCTTTTGAATCATCTCTGGTCGAAAACAAGGATCAACACTAGACCAAATCAGGTCGTCACCGCAACAATAAAATCGCAAACGCGATCTAAAGTCTTCTAGCGACCAACCCGACCGAAAAGCATGCAGCGCCATAAGGCACACATGGCACAAACTATTATCAATTGATGTGTTAAAATGGCCGGACGGTTGTCCAACCAACGACACAACTTCATCAATCACAAGTGTGTAACCATTGTACATCATAGCGTAGTACCTTTCTACTCGTTCTCGCGGAAGTCCTGCACGAATGCGGAATTCTGCGATCAAAGACGCCATAACCAGCGGAAAACGAGCATCCCACTGGCTACCATCAGCAGCGAAGTTCTCACCCTTGATCGACTCAAGAGAGCAAAACATGCGCACAACATCAAGCCCTGGAACTTGGAAACGGCAAAAGACAGGACTTCTGCCTGTTTCTGAGAGATATACATTCTGTTGATGAAACAGTCTGATTCCCTCAATGTAAGAACTGACATCCTGCGGGCGAAAAAGACGAGCATCTTTCCCAACCGGACGAAGCTCGTCTTTCAAAGTCGAACTTATAACCGAAGTATAAGTCGCATAATAAGTTTCCAGCTGCTCAAGATTGAACTTGGCTAGTGCCTGTCCCTTATTATGGCCGCCAACCACGCGCCACGGGTCCCCGGCGGCTTTGTCATGTTTTTCCTGGAGAAGATCTAACACAACTGGATCTGATGCCAGCTGTGAATGATCCTCCAAAAACGGAAATGTGTCCTCAAGACACATCATGACAAAATCAATCTCCTTCTCGCTCAAACCATGCTGCAAATGGTCGTACTTGGATACACCATTGTGCAGGGATATCATGTCGAGCGGCGCATGAGTGTAGCCTCCGCTACACTCTTCAGTAAAAGCGGTTTGGGGTAAAGTACGCGCCACGCGAGGGACCGCGTGGGTAACGAGCCATGGGTACCTGGTGCTGCACCGGTCTTGAATGCTCGTAGCGTACTGAAATGGGTCGCTTGGTTTCGGGGGACGCTGCAAGCTGGGCAGCTGCAGCACGAACGCGTGGGTTCCGAAAAAACTCAAGAAATTGTTGAGTGACTGCAAGACCTTCTCCGTCAGCATGATGTATGCCAACGATAAAACCTTGCTCGTCAATCACAGGTGCACCACACGTCCCCAACTCAGTCGATAGCTTATACCGAAGGACCAACCCCTCGGCACTCTCGACAACATCGTCCAAAGCCCCTGTCGCCATCTTCTTGTTGACTGAGTCATGGATACCGATCTTACGACCATCTACAGGCACCGAAAAACACTTCAGAGGTATATTGCCTATAGACACGACAGTTTTTGGTATCCAGACCAAATCGCGACCTATAACCCTAGGACGATCCGCTGCCGTCATTGCAACCAGATTATGCTCATCTGGTCCAACAAAAGCAACACGATCCATTTGGTGAGCCGTCGTGAGCAACCCACCACCAACACTGAGACAATGACAAAGTTTTTGGCGATCCTTGTCAAAACAGAAGCCACCAGGGTATGTCCTTATAGGAGGACATTCCTCATGGAAAGCTTCTTTGCGGCGCTCCTTATCATCCTCAGCCATGACTTTTTCAACAGCAGCAACTTCGTCGCAAAGTTTCCTAGGATTATCTAGAAGCGCACACACCGCTCCCACCCCCTTCGATTCACAAAGAACACTAACTATCTTTGTGGATTTCACCGCCGGGTAGTAGCGCAACATGCACTCATAGACAGCCGCCATGTTGACAGCACCGTCTTTACTATGCCTAAGATTGAACTTCTCCGTAGTCCAAGGACGGAGACGTTCGGTCTCAGCCGAGTCGTCCAACCAATTGCAAATGCGTTTTTCTGAATGTTTATTCATTTGATTAAACAAAAGATCAACATTAACATCATGCGCATGAGCAAGATCTTCAGCCATCCAACGATCTTCTGGATTCCCAGTAAGAACAATCTTACTGGTCTTAAAGGTGACGGCCGAAGAGCTAGTCGCAACTGGAGTTGGATTCACCGCAACACAAGCCTCTACCGCGGGCGGCGGCAGAGGCGGTGCTACAGCAACAGGACGCTCTATCAAATGCAGGGTAGGCGGCTTGACGGCACCCACCGCTGAATTAGCTAGAGCCTCAGGAGCAGCTCCGCACTGTTCCGTTTTTGGGGCAACCGAAACAGCAACCGCTGGAGGTACACAAAGGGCTGCCTCCAGTGAACCTTCCTTTTTGAGACGCCTCTCCAGGGACCTATAACAATCACGCAAAGATTGTACCTCTTTACGCAACTGCAACAATGAGACCCCCTTTGACTCGTAATCACCAGGAAGGATGTTCTCATCATACTGACCACCCATATCCCAAGGTCGAGTATATTCAACCTTGGAAGTTGGGTTCGAGACCACACGGTAACGCGTGCCGCCTTTCACAAAAAACCTCCTCCCATGCTCATCTTCATCGATGTCATTGGGATGATCGATCTCGCTCAAGCGAAACACACGACGCTCATGTTTGGGATCACGATACTCAGCACGCAGAGCAGGTTCCAACCAGGCCACAAAAAGATCTTCATCGGCAATATCAAAACGACTCAGATCTCTCCTGTCGGGTTCATCGAGTTCATCACGCTCAAGAAGGCGCTCATAATACTCATCAAGAGTATCATATTGAACCTGACGCCTCCTCTTCTTGTTCTTCCCTTTCTTCCCTTCAAGGACGTCCACAACAACCTCGCCGGTGGCGCGATCCACCGACAACTTTGCCTCATGAACTACTTGACGAGCAGCATCAGCCATGGCTAAAGCATCAGCCACAACCGGATGAACACCACCATGGAGACCAAGACCGGGACGTGCCAGTTCCACTGTCGGGGGTACCGCGTTGTAAGCAGGCACCCGCAACCGAAAAGCCGCACGCCCGTCATGCGCAGCTTCAAGCAAAGCTGCAAACTCCGTAGGACGACGAAACCAATCGTAAACTTCCAAGGTCGCATATAGAAAAGGGTAAAACAGCAAGCTACCCCAGCCATTAAAGGCCAGATAACCAGCTGCTGTCCAAAGTATAATGCGCCCAAAATTCAACCGATCGGTCAAAAGTCTAATAACCTTCACACGCTTGTCAACTGCCACTCCATTCTCACCTACGCCATGCATCAAAGCATCCTCTACACCTAGGTTCAGAATACGAATGCGACGTTTCAGTTTAACCCACAGAACGCACTCATAGCAGCCACGACCAAGACATGCTAAGGCCACAAAGACCCTCAACACGGTAAAAAGCCCGACATCATAAGCACGGTGCACGTAAAGGACTAAACCCGTCACCTGCTTAAAATATGGCACAACAGCCGCGGAGACATTCATGAAGATCCAATAACCTTCATTTTCTGCAAGATCTGTTGCCGCAACACTACACATCACAGCAACTTGTTGTTTACGCGCACGCTCGATGCAGAAGTGTGTCAAGCCCCAAGCTACATTGAGACAAGACGCACACCGCAAATCAGCCTCGCTAGGCTGGTCTTTGAAGAACGTCACATTGCTTATGTTAACAGCAACGCTCACTATCGGTTCAGTGGCGCAGTGTGTAACTTTGCAACGATTCTCCCATTCATCTGTGTGGGATTTGCACAGCTGTTCGGCCTCCGACGAAGCCGGCAAGCTGTACACATCACCCAAACGAACAAAACCAACGGGATAAGTAAGACCTGTGTAGTGGTACACAGCTCCTACCAGCACAGGGTCAGACAACATACGCCATGCTGCCAAACTGGAGACGCCAACAAGAAGAGACCACATCAAAACCATCAAAACAGGGTGTTTCGACGAACGTCTCTCCTCGCGCTCAGGGCGTTCGCCCCGAGCTTCCAACGGGCGTTGGCCAAGACCAAGAGCTCGCAACCTTGCAATCATGAAGGCTCGACGCTCT